TAATATCAGTGTGTACTCAATGAGTTTTCAAACAGACGAAGTTACAGATATTTTTTTAATTGAAGACACAACAAAGTTAGATGCAGTTGATGTAACATTTAAAGGGCCACTCACAGAGTCTGATCTGACAGATGCAGGAGCTGATACCTCTTGCGTGAGGTTTGCCAGCACAAGTGCACTTACTACCAATCAAATTACACTGGATCGTTGCACGTTTACAGGCTGTACTTTTGGTATTAACACTGACGATGCTGTGGAAGGTGTTACTGTTAGCAATAGTAAATTTAACACTCTTTATCAAGGCACAGTGCTTGGCACAGGATCACTTGTAAACGGCGGACCAAACGGTGTGAGATTGGTGCATAACCTATTTGATAAAATAAATCAAGAAGGTATAGTGTTTGGCAATATTGATTTATGCATGAGTGGATACAATGTTTTTCTTGATGTTGGCAACGACTTCGACGGATTAGGAAGTCCTGTATCCAGTGTAATTGTTTTCAATGCTGATAATAACGTATCTGTAGGCGATATGTTCGAGCGCGACGAAACTGATAATCGCACAGTTACACGAATAGATTTAAACAACAAAAAAGTATTTGCCTTGGACAAAGGCGAACGTTATAAATTCGGATCTTATAATAGAGAAGCTGGACAGCAATCTGATTTGTCATCGACTGTATCTCCAACAAACATATTTACTGTGAATACCAACACAGCCACAGCATTTTGTGTAAAATACAAGTTTGCAGAATCTGGTGGTGGCGCTATTAGATTTGGTACACTAACTGTGGTGTCACAGGACAGTGATGATAGTTCAGGCTCGCTTACATATACAGACGATTACAGCGAAAACAATCCCACTGGCTTAGTACTAAGTGCTGAACAGATAGGCAGTGACACTGTTGCTGTAAAATACACAGCTACCACAGTGGGCTCATTCAGTTATTCATTTGATCACTTAGGTTAAACTTGGGAAACTACGAAGACCGATTGGTACTCTGGAACCAGTTGCGAACAGAAAATTTTGACAACGATTTGGAATCGGCCCTCCTTGCAATAAACAATTGGTGGCAAATGTTACCATTGGATAACGCATATTTGCACTGGGAAGATGATCAAAACTGGCCCGACCCCTGGGACATTCTTGCCGACGGAGTTTTTTGTGATCTTACTAAAAGTTTAGGGATAGTGTATACTCTGCATCTACTAAATCGCAATGATATCAATGACGTAATGCTTGCTGTTACTGATGAAGGAGACAATTTAGTGTTGGTAAATGATGCAAAATATATATTGAATTGGGCACCAGGCGAGATATTAAATACTGCCACGTCACAACTAGAAATCACTAAAACAATGGATGCAACCATTGCAACAAAAAAATTAAACTGAGGCAACAATGACAGAAATTCAAGTAACCAAACGCAACGGGAGAAAAGAACCTTTAGATATTGACAAACTTCACAAAGTGGTATTTTGGGCAACCAAAGATATTGCAGGAGTTAGTGCAAGTGAAGTTGAAATTAAAAGTCACATTCAATTTTATAATGGTATTACCAGCACAGACATTCAAGAAACACTGATTAAAAGTGCTGCTGATCTTATCAGCGAAGAAACACCTAACTATCAGCACGTGGCAGGAAGATTGATCACATATCATTTAAGAAAGCAAGTGTACGGAGACTTTGCACCATGGCATATTAAAGCATTGGTTGAAAAAAATGTGGACAGCGGCTTTTATGATCCAGAACTGTTGGAAAAATACTCGGACGCAGAATGGGAACAGATCAACAAGTGGATCAAGCACGAAAGAGACGAAGACCTTACCTATGTTGCAATGGAACAGTTTCGTGGCAAGTATTTGGTGCAAAATCGTGTGACCAAGCAGGTATTCGAAACGCCACAGATGTGTTATATGTTGATTGCGGCTACACTATTCCAGGACTACCCTGACACTACTAGAATGCGCTATGTCAAAGACTATTACAACGCAATTAGCACACATCAAATCAGTTTGCCTACACCAGTAATGGCAGGTGTACGCACACCTCAGCGTCAGTTTAGTAGTTGTGTGCTCATTGAAACGGACGACAGTTTAGATAGTATTAATGCTACTAGTAGCAGTATTGTGAAATATGTAAGTCAAAAAGCTGGCATCGGTATTGGTGCTGGACGTATCAGGGCACTAGGCAGTCCAATTCGCAAAGGCGATGCGTATCACACAGGCGTGATTCCATTTTATAAAATGTTCCAGGCAGCGACCCGATCATGTTCACAAGGCGGTGTGCGCAACGGAGCAGCTACACTGTATTACCCTGTGTGGCATTTGGAGGTAGAAGATCTACTGGTGCTAAAAAACAACAAAGGCACAGAGGATAATCGTGTGCGACACATGGATTATGGCGTACAGTTCAACAAGCTGATGTACGAGAGACTGCTAACCGGCGGCGACATCACGCTGTTTTCGCCGCATGATGTGCCAGAAGTCTATGATGCATTTTATGCAGACCAAGAGCTGTTTCAAGAACTGTACGAACGTGCAGAACGTAATAGCAAATTGCGCAAGAAGTCAGTAAAAGCCATTGACCTATTCAGTGCATTCGTACAAGAACGCAAGGATACAGGTCGTATCTATTTAATGAATGTGGATCATGCTAATACACATGGAAGCTTCAAGCCTGACCTAGCTCCTGTCAAGCAAAGCAACCTCTGTTGCGAGATCAATTTGCCCACAAAGCCATTGGACAATATCAATGACGAGTCAGGCGAAATTGCTCTTTGCACATTAAGTGCTATCAACTGGGGCAGTTTCCGTGCACCAGAAGAAATGGAACGTGCTTGCACACTGGCAGTTCGTGGCCTAGACGCACTGTTGAGCTATCAAAATTATCCTATTGTAGCTGCTGAACTAGCAACACAAAATCGTCGTCCATTGGGTGTGGGTATTATTAACTTGGCATACTGGTTAGCTAAAAACGATCTCACTTATTCAGATCCAGCAGCATTGGAGTTAGTGGACACCTGGGCACAGCATTGGAGTTATTATCTTATCAAAGCAAGTGCAGATTTAGCACAGGAGTTTGGTGCATGTCCTCTCGCCAGCGAAACCAAGTATGGTGATGGCATCCTTCCTGTGGACACTTACAAGCAAGAAGTAGATGAATTGGTGCCACACCAGGACAAAGTAGACTGGGATGCGTTGAGATCACAACTGCAAGCCACTGGTATTCGCAATAGCACACTGATGGCGCTAATGCCTGCTGAGACTAGCGCACAGATTTCTAACAGCACCAATGGTGTGGAGCCGCCCCGTAGTTTTGTGAGTATCAAACAAAGCAAAGATGGTGTTCTCAAGCAGGTGGTTCCAGAATATCGCAGACTGAAAAACAAGTACGATCTATTGTGGAATCAAACCAGTCCAGAAGGATATCTAAAAATTATGGCCATTCTCCAGAAGTATATTGACCAAGGTATCTCTGTAAATACATCTTACAATCCCCAGCACTTTGAGGATGAAAAAATTCCAATGAGTACAATGATACAACACCTGTTGATGTTTTACAAATATGGCGGCAAGCAGTTGTATTATTTTAACACCTTTGATGGGTCAGGCGAAATTGACATTGATAAAATGAATCAATCTCAGCCATTACAGCAAGGTCAGGCTATCGACGACGAAGCTTGCGATAGTTGCACAATCTAAGAGAGAAATATGAGCGTACTAAATCTAAATACAAAAAGAAATCACGTAGAGAGTTTGGCATTTTTAGATCCCAATGGCGGAGTTGGCATGCAACGCTATGACACACTCAAATATCGCCAATTTGATAAACTAACAGACAAGCAACTGGGATTCTTTTGGAGACCAGAGGAAGTTGATGTGTTACGAGATGCTAAAGACTTTAAAGATTTGACACCATGGGAAAAGCACATTTTCACAAGCAATCTCAAACGTCAGATTTTGTTGGATAGTGTTCAAGGGCGTGCACCTGCTGAAAGTTTCAACAGCATCGTGAGTCTGCCAGAATTGGAAAACTGGATTATCACATGGACGTTTTCGGAGACTATTCACAGCCGATCTTACACGCATATTATTCGCAACGTGTTCAATGATCCTAGTAAGGTCTTTGACGAAATGTTGGACATCAAAGAGATTGCAGACTGCGGCAAGGATATCACCAAGTACTATGATGATCTCATCGATGCTTCACGCTGGTATCAGCTGCTAGGCGAGGGCACTCACACAGTAAATGGCAAAACTGTCACAGTTGATCTGTATGACCTCAAAAAGAAACTGTGGCTGTGTATTGCCAGTGTAAACGTGCTAGAAGGTATCCGTTTTTATGTATCGTTTGCTTGTTCATGGGCCTTTGCAGAATTAAAGAAAATGGAAGGCAATGCTAAAATTATTAAGTTTATTGCCCGCGACGAAAACGTGCACCTAGCAAGTACACAACAGTTAATGAAGCTATTGCCACAGGATGATCCTGACTATGCGAGTATTCAGAAAGAATGCGAAGCAGAAGTAGTGCAGATGTATGTGGATGCTGTAGAGCAAGAAAAATCATGGGCAGATTACCTGTTCAAAGATGGCTCCATGATCGGGCTCAATGCGCAACTGCTTAAAGATTATGTGGAGTGGATTGCAAACAAGCGTATGACAGCAGTGGGACTGCCTTCGCAGTACAAGGGCGGAAGCAATCCTCTGCCATGGACACAAAAATGGATTGCTAGTGGCGATGTACAAGTAGCTCCACAAGAAACGGAAATCTCTAGTTATGTAGTAGGCGGAACCAAGCAAGATGTGAACGAAAACAGTTTTGCAGGATTTAGTTTATGATAGCAGTGATTTACAGCAAAGACAATTGCCCGTTCTGTGAAAAGGCAAAACACTTGCTAGCCAGTCATGATATTGAATATGCAGAGAACAAGATAGGTGTAGATATCACAAGAGAAGAACTTTTAGAACTACTGCCCAATGCAAGAACTGTGCCGCAAATCTACTTATACGGTAACTACATTGGCACATACGATCAATTGGTAGAATATTTTGAAAACAACACAACAGGCTCAACAGAAGGTAAATTATGAACTTTGACGCAAATACCATTTATTCTTTTAAATTAAACAGCGGTGAAGAATTAGTGGCCAAGGTTACTAAAACAGAGTTTGGCACTATTACAGTAAGTCATCCTGTAAGCATGGCTCCTAGCCAGCAAGGTTTGCAGATGATACCCAGCATGTTCAGTGCCGATCTTGAAAAGACCGTGGATATAAATACTGCTAGTATTGCAATGAGTGCGATAGCACGCGAAGATGTAGTGAAAGCGTACACAGAAAGTACAACTGGTATCGATCTCAGTGTCAGTAAGCAGATGCTAGCAGGATAAAAAAATGCCATCGGTGGTAAGACGGGGCGACCCAAACAGCGCAGGAGGTGTGGTAACAGGCCCTTGTGCCCCTAGTGTTCGAGTTAACGGAAGAGCAGTAAGCGTGCCTGGCGATAGGGTAACGCCTCATCCTTGTTGCGGCGGGCGAGGATGCCAAAAACATTGTGTTGCTGTAACCACAAGAGGCAGTGGCAGCGTTCGTGCAGAAGGCAACCCAGTAATATATGTAGGGTGCCCAGATAGTTGCGGGCACCCGAGATCTCTTGGCAGTAGAAACGTAAACGTAGGAGTTTAAATGAGTTGCAGCGGTGGATTGACAGGACTAATGTTAACAGCTGCCGGCGGCATGGTTACCAATGGCAGTTTGCCGGGCACATTCGGCGGAGCACCATTTAGCAGCTTATCTGGTGCACCTCTTAGCATCACAGACAGTTTGACCGGATTAACCGACTTTGCACCCACACTAAGCACAATGGTCTCTGGACTTGATACAATATCCGGAGCTGGTGCACCACTTGATGGTCTGGGCACTGCACTGACTGCAATTGATAATGCCGGGTTTAGCGCAGACATGCTGAGTGCATTTAATGCTATACCTGCAGATTTAGGAACCGGCGGTGGACTATTTGATGCCATTGGTGGATTTGCACCCAGTGTTAACAGTTTATTAACTGAAGTCACCGGCGGATCAGGAGTGCTCAATGACGCTTTAAAATACGCAGGTGATTGGAGTGCTCAAACACTTGGAGGATCATTTGCTGGCATTGGAGGCGCTGTAACAGGAGATCCTAAAAAGTTCGGCACTATTCTCAACAGTGCTAGCAGTTATGTCAGCAATGCCAACCAAATGATCAATGCCGCTACTAATAGCACTGCTCTAGGCAATACATTTACCGGATTGGATAATATTGTAAGCGGAGGAGTTGCAGGCGTTAATTTGAACTTTGGCGGATTTGGTGAAGAAATACGCAAACTGGGTACAACTGTAGATTTTGGCGCATTAGAAAATTTAGGCAGTCCGGGGCAACTCCTTTCTAATATGAGCAAACAAGGCACACTTGGTCCTATGTATGCTAAACTATCTGATATCGAAGTAGATTCTAGAACTGCACAGGGATTAGGAGCCGTAGTCAACCGCGCAAATGAAGACAATATAAAAATTAGTGATCTTGGAGTGGACCTTGATACTATTGCACAACAAGGTGCTGGCTTACCATCGGGTGTACAACAACAGCTATACGCTCAGCTAGAATCATTGGACGCTGTAGAAGTTGCACAGGTAAAAAGCATACTAAAAAACACACAAGATTCTGTGGTAAATGGCAACGACTTACTTGATCCAAAAAAACTGCTGCCCAATAGTTTTGAAACACTGACTGCTCCTTTAAGAACTGCCAGCGTTGGATTTAGGGCAATATATGAAAACTCAAGCGGCAGCGTCAATTCACAATTTAGCAACTTAGGAAATAATCTTAAAGGCATAGTGCCAGACGACCTAGCAGTTGCCAACGGTGCTTTTTCCCGTAGTCTGCAACAAATAAAAAATATTTCACAAACTGACAGTGAGAATTTTGGCACAAGTGTAAATAGCATGGAAAGCTTAAAAGACTTGGATTTACTTGAAAATCAGACTGAATATGTCACAGAAACAGTGAGAAATTATTGGATAGACATCTACGGGGAAGACAGCACCTATAACGTTCAAGTTGCAACAGGAAATGCCGGGCAATTAAAACTAAGTGACGTAATTGGATTTGCAGCTGGTTTTAACAGTGCTGCACCAATAACAAAAAATGCACAGTTACTAGCGGAAATGCAAGCCTTGGGCGAGCTAGATGATATTATCGGCAACAAAGGCATTTATGACACTATAGAAAAGTTTTGCGCTGGTGACTTTACCACATGCCTTAATTTTAGCCCAGATCCTGAAACCGGGATACCCGAATGCACGCAATATCAGATACAAATACCCAGTGATTATGTAGGCGGGCCTGTTACATTAACAGGAAGCAGTGTTGCAACTCTTGAAGAATCCATATGGATTGATTATATTGTTCCTGGCATAAAAACAATACTAGCCAGCTTTACTGCAAATCCTCGTGCAGTTGAAATCATGACCAATAGCGAACGCTGGAATCAACAGCTAGCAAGAGAGTATTTGAATCAACAAAGAGCCGATAATGAGGATCTTACATTAGTTCGGGCCAGTGACGATGTTGCAATCAATCTTGCAATTAATTTGCCCACACTAGGACAGGATTCTAGTGAAGGAGGAACTGCAGAAATACTTGAAAGAATAGTTGATTTTTCCAGCTTAGGCGGCCAGGCCATTATTGCTGCTATGAGAGAAGGTAGAAATTTGGCAAGACTTGGTAATGCTAATATTCAAAGAGATGCTCCTATTGACTTCACAGGAGTAGAAGATCCTGCTACTCTGTTGTCTGCATCCTACACTGCACAAGAAGCCAAAAACAGGCTGATTAAAAGTTGACACACAGCATAGATACAGTATAATAATAGAGTATCCATTAACTCAAGGAACTCTTATGTCCAATAAAGTATCAACCATTGATGTAATGCAAGCATTAGATAAAGCTGTTGACACAATGAAAGCATATCACGAAGTTAGCGAACCTAACGAAAGTGCTATTCATTGGATTCGTATCAATGGGTTTGTCAAAGGCGTGTTGCTAGACTTGGTTTGGGATGCTGATAGCGCAAAACGACAGGAGCTAATTGATCGTTTTGACAAAGAAACAGCAGAATATATGCATAAACTTACACTGGAGAGTCTTCGTGCAAAAGAAACAGCATAAACGTATTCCTGGATTTAAAGGCCCGTTGGAATACCCCAATGGCAGGGTATTGTACCAAGATCGTAAAACACAAGAGTACTACGATCCAAACACAGATTTTTTTGTAAGCGCAGAGGAAGTGCAGTATCTAAAAAATCAAATGATGGATCTGGTAAGATAACGTCCAATCAAATGTGCCTAAATAATAGTGTAGAAATAATCTACACTGAGTGGACTAGAAAAATTGGTATACGATTGGATTAGAGATCTGTGCATTAGTTCCAGTAGGAAGCACAAAGAACGTGTTATCGAAAAAGCACTGGTTGCTGCAAGATTGGGCAGTACCAGTGCTGAGTATTTTCTCTACAATTGTTATCTATGTTATAACCCAAACTTCAACTACGGCATTAAAAAAGTACCCGTTACATCGGGGTTGTATTTTCAACCTAATCCTTGGGTAGATTTTTGGGGTCTATGCGAAAGTCTGCGAACAAATGTGTTTAGAGATTATGCCCAGCGATGTATAACTGTAGCTGCTATGAGTAAAAGGTTTGACACAATACAGTGGAACAATGTGTGTGCACGAGTTTTAGCAAAAGACCTACAGTGCGGTGTAAATAGAACAACGTTCAACAAAGTATTAGAGAACACAGAGTGGCGCATACCCGGAGTAGGTGAACTATGACAGAAAATCACACCAGAGTTTATGTACAAGTACAAAGTGAAAACCAATGGTACAATATGATACGTGAGGCTAACCAGTGGTTTGGTCCAGGAAACTGGCGCGGACAAAAACACATTCGCAGAAAGTTTGCTTACACCACTACTCCAGTTGATGTGTGGTTCGAAGTCCCAGATCCAAAGTTTGCAAGTTATCTGTCTTTGAAATATTCAGGAACAACTCAGCTGAAAAACTGGTAAATACACAATGTTTTTAAGTTATCTTATTTTGTTCACAGCACTCTGCCTTAGTGGAGTAGCAGCCTTTTACAGTATTGTAGGTCTTACAGCTATTTTTGCTGCTGCTGTGATTCCTATTATAATTATGGGTGGTATACTGGAAGTTGCCAAATTGGTAGTCACAGTATGGTTGCACGAGTACTGGCCACGTGTAAAAACTTCTATGAAAATCTATCTCACTGGCGCAGTGGTCACCCTGATGTTCATAACCAGTATGGGTATTTTTGGTTTTCTGTCAAAAGCACACATACAACAAACTGCACAAACAGGAGAAAATGTTGCACAAATAGAACAGATTGAAAGTGAAATAGCCAGAGAACAAAGCAGAATATCCAGAGCTGAAGAAAAAATACAAGCCATTCAAATTGGCGGTACCGGTGCAGATCAAAACATACAGGCACAAATTGACCGAGAGCAGACTCGGATTAACAGTGCATACGACAGAATACAACCAGCTATTGATGATGTAAATGCTCAGCTGGATCGCAACATCGAATTTTTCTCCAAGCAAGTAGACGATACAGATCGTGCCTTGGAACAGTTGGCTACTGCAAGCAATCTTAACACCGACGACGAACAAGCAGTTAAGAAACTGCAAGCACTTGTTGGAGCCACACCAGATGGAGCCTATGGACCGGGTACTGCAAGATCTGTCAGAGCCTACAAACAATCACTTGAGTCAGACAAAGCTGACGCACTACAAAAAATTGAGCAACTTAAAACAGATGCAAATGAAGAAATTGCAAGATTACGTGCCAGAGCCGAAGGCGAAATTGACAACAGCAACGAACTTATTTCTAGACTGCGAGATCAGTTAGGGCAGGACACTGGCGCAGACATAGAAACAGAAATAGCAAAACAAACACAAACCATCTCCAAGGCAAATGTCGCATTGGACACACTCACAGAAGAAAAATTTGCACTAGAAGCAGAATACCGCATTCTGGAAGCAGAAGTGGGTCCAGTGAAATACATTGCAGAAGTTATCTATGGCCAAGCTGATAAAAATCTCCTAGAAGAAGCAGTACGATGGGTGATCATAATCATTGTGTTTGTGTTTGATCCGCTGGCAGTAATGATGCTTCTAGCGGCCACTGAAAGCATCGGATGGAAGCGCAGTGAAAGAGCTAGACAAATTGAAGAACAACACCCAGAAGAAGATATCACAGATACACCCTCAGTTGACAGATCAACAGATACAAATGCTGGAGCGGAGCAAGCCGTTAAAAGCCCACGAGATCAGGACCAATCAACTTTTGAATCACATACAATGGTTACAGAACAAGCTGAAGAGGTAGAAAATTATGCACCTGTTTTTGCTAAGCCCGAGGCAGACAACGATCAGTGGTACGAAGAAAACAATGATCGTATGAATATTATCGGACAAAATGGCAATGATGGCTTGCACTATAAAGAAGTTGAACAAGAAGTTGTGGAGATCCTCGAAGATCCTGCAAGAGAGCACGAACTTGAATTGTATGAAGAAATCTATCAAGAAACCGCGCCGGGCGATGACAACAGCGCACTAGACGAGTATCAAGAATACACTGATGCACAAGGGCAAACAACACACACGGACAACGAAACTGTTGTAGATCCAGAAAAAGTAGCTAGAAGAGTATGGAAAACACAAAATCCTGACCAAACTATCAAAGAGCAGGAAAGCCTCTATGAACGAGGAGTTATCAATAAACTACCTTGGGAACATTTAGCAGCACGAATAGATGATGAAGAATTTGCACACGTGGATTTTGGAACACAGTTTCCTGCAAATCCAGGCAGAGGGGACACCTACATAAGAGTTGACTTTTTACCAACAAAACTTTACAAGTATAATGGCAATAAGTGGATTGAAATTGACAAAAATGTCACCGACAGTTTTACCTACAACGATGACTATATTGATCACTTAATTGCTAAAATAGGATCAGGCGAGTACGATCCTGAACTGCTCAACGACAATGAACGTGAACAAATCACACTGCGTTTAAAAAACCAAGACATCTAAATACCAATAAATAGTTTCACACAAAAGGAGGTAAATTTGACAGGTAGAAGTGTACAAGTGAAAGATGGACAGGTTGATAAAGCCATCCGCAAACTTAAGAAAAAAGTAAACAATAGCGGAATTCTTCAGGAAGTTCGCAACCGTAAAGAATATGTAAAACCAAGTACTAAACGCAAGCTTGCAAAAGGTGCTGCAAAAAGCCGATGGCGTAAAAAAGTAGCTCAAGATAAACTTCCTCCAAAATTCTATTAATTTTATTGACATCTCTCGCATTCTCCTGTATAAATAATATTGTAACGCCAAAAAAGGGTTACAAATATTTCTTGCTAAATTTAAAGGAGAAAAGAAATGACAAAACTCACAGCTCTGGATCTACATCCACTGTATCGAAACGCCATTGGTGTGGATCGCTTGTTCGATCGTTTAATCAACAACATTGAATCACCATCGAGCAGCAACTACCCTCCGTACAACATCGTACAAAACGACGAAGACAGTTACACCATTGAAATTGCCGTTGCTGGATTTGGCATGGAGGATCTTGAAATCACTCAAGATCAAAACACTCTGAAAATTGCTGGCAATGTAACAGAAAC